ACTACTGTCCCGCAGGAAGTTCTTCACAGACTCAGTGTGCAGCTGGTTCAGTTTGCGCAACTCCTTCTACACAAGTTGTTTGCTCTGCAGGAACTTTTTGTCCTGCTGGAAGCATTACACCAAGTCCATGCCCCGCAGGTTCTTTTTGTGCAGCTGGTGTCAGTTCAGCAACTCAATGTTCAGCTGGTACTTTTTGTCCGGCTTCAACTGGTGTCGCAACTTCATGTACATCAACTAACTACTGTCCAGCTGGAAGTTCTTCACAGATTCAGTGTGCAGCTGGATCTTATTGTACAACTCCATCTACACAAGTTGTTTGCTCTGCGGGAACTTTTTGTCCAACTGGAACAGTTACACCAAGTCAATGCCCAGCAGGTTCTTTTTGTGCAACTGGTGTTAGTTCCGCCACTCAATGTCCTCTTGGTTCTTTTTGTCCAGCTTCAACTGGTGTCGCAACCCCATGTACATCAACTAATTACTGTCCAACTGGAAGTTCTTCTCAAACTCAATGTCCTATTGGTTATTATTGCCCAACTCCTTCTTCACAAATCGTTTGTTCAAATGGTAATTATTGTCCAACTGGAAGCACCAGTCAAGTTGCATGTGATGCAGGATTCTACTGTCCTAATCCATCAACGAAAACCGCTTGTGTTACTGGACAATATTGTCCAACTGGAAGCACTGGAGCATCACAATGCCCGGCTGGTTATTTTTGTCCAAATACTTCAACACAAACTATATGCCCTGCTGGTTCTTATTGCACTGCTGGAAGCATTTCTGCTACAGTATGCCCTACTGGTTCTTATTGTTCAACTACCGGTATGTCATATCCAGCTGATTGTGCAACTGGATATTATTGCCCAACACCAACAACTCAAACTATATGCCCAACTGGATACTTCTGTCCAGATGTTGATAACTGCTCAGCTATTATACCCGTTACATATGTTGCAACTTCAACTATACAATCTAATTCTAATTTGATCGCAGCATCATCTAGTAGTAATGCTAGTAGTGGGTCATTAAATTTCGTTGATTCTGGTTCATTGTTATCAATGGAAATAAGTGGTTCTTGTAAAATACCTTTAGGTTATGCTTCCTATTACAATATAAGTTTATATATAAATGGTGTAGATACAGGGTCGTCATTTAATATTTCTACTACTGGTGCAACTCAAATTCCTAACACATTTCAATATAATTTAACTATTCCAACTAAAACTATAACGTTCACAACACCAAAGTCTGTCACAACAAGTGCAAATTTTAGTTTTGTTTTGAAATTAGGCACCAGCTTTTCTGACAATCTTTACAATATGACGTACGGTGGTGCTATACTAACTTTTAATCCATTAACTATAAAAACAACAACCAATGTTTCTACATTCACAAAACCTCTATAATTATTTTAATTGATTCAATGAATATATATCCGATTTAAAGACATAATATAAATATATATTCCGGTGTGGTCTAGTGGTAATGATAGTAGCTTTTCACGTTATTGACCCGGGTTCAATTCCCGGCATCGGAAAATAATATTTTTTAAACAATTTTGTTTAAAAATTTAAATAAAATTCTCACCTTTTTCATAAAATGAATTTAGTAAGACTGTTTGTTTCGATCAATTTTGAATTACATGGATCAATAATAGATGAATGGATTTTATACAACAATGATAGAGCTTTATCTCTTTTCTGTTTCGATTTTTTCTCCAACATTTTTGATTCTTCTAAAAGAGCTATTGCTTCTTGTAAATTACAAATCTTTTCATATTCTTCTTTTTGAATCGTATATGCAGTTTTAATAAAATTAAATTTTTCTATTACATCTTCTTCATTCAAATTTGATATGTAAGGTTTGATTACAAATCGATTCTCTTCATATTTTGTTTTTACGAGATATATAATGTGAAATATTATATCATCATAACTAAAACCATCTTCATTTTCAAAAACTTGTTTCACTTCAGAATAATAAATGTCGAGGGCATAATTTTTGTAAATCATGAAAACTTTGAATTCAGTTTCAGATTTTGAAACATCTCTAATCAAGTCCATTATATTTACTTCACTACTATTACATAAAAAAAAGTATTTCAACAATAATTTCAATGTGTTGTAAAAAGGATTCTTGTCACAAACATCTTTACCACAATCTATCAAACTTCTATCGATCATCTTTTGTTTCCATAAAAGAAAAAATTAGAAGAAAATCATTTTTTATTTTCAGTGTCTAAAAATCAAATATATATGCTATATTTAATAAGTCTAAAACAGTTTAAAATAACGATCTTGTAAATCAAAAAAACATACGATTTTTGTTTCAAAAATGAATCGTTTTGTATCAAAAACGAACAATATTTTATCTGAACGACATCAACGACGATTTTTTTCTGATAAACGACTTTCTAATCCTAAATTTAAGTTGTGTAAAATAAAAAGTGTTTATATACGAACTCTATTTAAAATAACGATCTTTCAAATTCAAAAAACATACGATTTTTGTTTCAAAAATGAATCGTTTTGTATCAAAAACGAACAATTTTTTATCTGAACAACACAAACGATGATTTTTCGCGGATAAACAACTTTCTCACATCAAATTTAAGTTGTGTAAAATAAAAACTATTTATATACGAACTCAGTTTAAAATAACGATCTTTCGAAACCAAAAAACATACGATTTTTGTTTCAAAAATGAATCGTTTTGTATCAAAAACGAACAATTTTTTATCTGAACGACATCAACGATGATTTTTCGCGGATAAACATCTTTTTGAACTGCATTTTAGGATATAATATAAATTAAAGGTTACTCTGAGTCTTAATATATAGTTTTCCAATGAAGATTTTTTATTTATTTTTAAAAAAGAAGAAGATTTTTAGATTTTTTATTATTTTTTATTTTTATTTTATTTTTTCATAGAAAAAAAAGCATCATAGAAAAAATAAATCCACCAAAAAAATCCACACACACACACATTTTTCGTTTTTTAAAACCAGGTTCAATCGGCCTGTAATTGAAAAAAACTAAAAAAAAAATGTAAAAAAAACAAACAAAATGTTAAAAATTAAGGTGCAATTCACCTTCATGAAATAAAAATCAAAAAAACAATTTTTTCGTGAAAAAAAAGTTTCAGTCGACAAATTCTATTTAATTTTACATAATTACGTTTTAACAACAAGAATAACCTGTTATTAAAGTAGAATATTGACCTGTTTTACAATATTAATTATTTTTATTTATTATTTTTTTTAAATTAAGCACGATTTGAAGTTATTTTGTTTAAAAAGTTTGCGCATTTTTTGGATAATTTGCGCATTTTTTGGAGAATTTGCGCATTTTTTGGAGGAATTTCTCCATTTTTGGAGGAATTTATTTTTATTAATTTAAAACTATATTTTTGATATATAAAAATGAAAACAAACGAAGAAAAAGAAAAATGCGAGCATTGTTTTAAAGTTTATATATCAAAATATAATTTGAATAGACACAAATTGTCGTGTAAAGCAAAAAAAGCAGATGACATTAACAAAGAAAAAGAAAAGGATATTGAAGAACTAGAAAGAGAAATTGAAGAAAAAGACATGGAAATTGAAGAAAAGAATAAAGATCTTAATAAAAAAGACAAGGAGATTCTTAAACTCAAAAACTACATAATAAAATTGGAAACAGAAAACAGCATATTCACAAAAGATAATGATCTAATCAAAGAATTGGCAAAGAAGCCACAGCAAGTAAATAATAAAATAACGAACATATCATCACTTAATTTAGACGAAAAACATATCAAAAATTTGATAGAAACATTATTTGATCATAATTATGTAATTGAAGGGCAAAAAGGAGTTGCTAAGTTTGCTATAGATAATTTATTAAAAGACGATGAAAATAACATCAACTATGTATGCACAGATCCAAGTCGACAGACATTCAAATACAAAGATGAAAAGACTGGAGAGCTTAAAAGAGATATGAAAGCTAAAAAATTAACAAAAACACTTCTGAAATGTGGAATAAAAAATAAAAATAATTCGGCTGCAAAGAATTGGTATACAAAAGATGATGGTAAAATAGATGACAATAAATTTAATCTAATATATAAGAAAGCTTTTGAAATTAATAATATGGACGAAGATAATAAAATATTTTGTCAAGAATTGTCCTCGAGGATATCAGTCTAAATACATTTTTCATTTATTTTTTAATTTAAAATTGAATTAAAAAAAATATACTTAAAGTCGTTTATTCTAATAGTTAAAATGGACACTTTTACGAAAAATCGAACAAAATATAAAGAGATTAAAAATATTGTTAGTGAAAATTCAAATTGCGAATACCATGAATGGTTGGAATTTGAAAAAGTTTTAGATAAACCTGGAAAACAAGGAGTTGTTGGTTTATTTCAAATAAAAAAAACCAAACAGCAAATAATATTCAAAATTTCTCAGTATATAAATTATTTGGTTTTTCATGAATTACAAGTTATGAACGGATTGAATAAGATATCATCATATTGCCCGCATTTTTGCAAAAGTTTAGGTATGATCAATTGCGAGATAGATGCGAAATATAGAAAAAATAATGAGAACCCTTTTTTAATAGAAAATAAGTATCCAATAATGAAGGATATTTTACTAAGCGAATACATCGATGATAGTTGTAAATTTTATAATTATATTAGATCAGACAAAGTTTCTGAAGAAGTCTTGTATTCGATAGTAAAACAAGTTCTATTAGCGATTAGCATTGCTCAAAAAAGAAAGAGATTTTCTCATTATGATTTACATTCATTTAATGTTATGATTAAAAAATGCGACAAAGATTTAGTTTTTTTGTACAAGATAGATGATGATAACCAATTTTGCGTGCCAACATTAGGATATTATCCAGTTATAATAGATTTTGGTTTTTCATATATATCAGATATGGACGACGGACCTTTATGGCCGAGTTTGGCTCACACTGATGTTGGATTTTTGAGTGATCGTTTTGATTGGGTGGCAGATCCTAAACTATTTTTAGTGACAGTTTCGGATGAAATAAAAACTAAAAGAAAAACTAAAAAGTCTAAAATGTTTAGAAAGGTTGTTAGAAATATATTTCATCCATTGAATATTGATTGGGAATCAGGTTGGGATGATTATGGTGAAAAAGGCGCGTCCGATTTTGTTTTAGAAAAACTTGAAAGTTATAACAAAATATCTGAACTTTTCAAAGATTATGATCATTATTGCATAGATATAATACAGACACTGGTTATTTTACCATTACAAAAACAAGAATATAAAAATTTTGAAACGTCTTACCAAGCATTTTTGAATGAATGGGTGAAAATAGAAAATGAAATTTCAAATCCTTTTTATAATTTATATATTTTAAAAGGTTTAATAGATGTGGCAAGAGATGTTCGACATTTGTATATAACAAAAGCCACTCGCCAGGAAGCATTAAAAAATTTTAGACTTTCAATATATAATATAATAGAAAAAGTTAGTAAATTTTGCATGCCTAAGAATATTCACTATGAAAAACTCCTTTGTTCTTTGTATGTATTTTCAAGATCATTAGAAGGATTTCTTTATGATACAATGAATAATGTTACAAAAATAAAAGATAAGGAATATAAACAATTACCATTGAAATCGATAGATCAGATGTATGGTGTTATAACAACAAATTTACCAGACGAATATGTATATAATACTAAAACAAAGATTGTAATTGTTGATAATGTCGAGGAGAATATGAAAGAATTTAAAATACCTGAAGATGAATTGGAAAATGTAAATGATATTACCCATTTAGCAAGGGGAACTTACATCAACGATTTAATTTTGAATGAATTTTATTAGAGAAATGAAACTATTTCTGAAAAAATATTATCAGAGTCGATAACCTTATTTTTATAATCATTCCAAAATTTTACTTCTTCAATATTTATTGAGTTGTAACAATGAACTAAAAAATCATAATAATCATCAATGATGTCAAATGTTGGAAAAATTTTCAGAAATAGCTCATTCGATTTTAATTCTGTATATTTTTGAAAAACCATTTTATAAAATTTTATATTCTGTTTACAAAAAAATAACAAATTAGACGTTTTTAATAGCTCAAATAAATAAAATAAAAAACAAAGAGATGATTCTTCTTCGTATTCTTCGCATTCTTCTATTGTTTTTAATATATTATTTGTAATATCAAGTATTAAAAACTCGTCATATTTTCCGTATTTAATTCTCTTGTAATTAGAAATTAGTTTAGAATGGGAAATATTGCAATGATATAAAAAAATATACTCATCTGGATAATTAAA